GGTAGGTGTGTTGTGTCAAAAGGAAATCGTCACCTGGCGTGAACGGGTGAGCCATGGCGTCATAGGCCTGGGCAGCGGGTACTACCTGACCCCGATCGTCATGTCGTGGTACAGCATTTCTCAGGACCTCGTGGGCGGCGTCGGGTTCATCGTCGGGGTATTTGGCGCCAGTATCATCGCCGCAGTTTTCAAAGCCATCGGGAACCTCGACCTCGCAGCCCTGGTCAAAAGCCGCATAGGCGGAGGGGGCCAGTAATGATTAGCTTGATTGCCGTTAGCGTCATCGCAGTGCACGCCACCTGGTGCATGATGTACTACCGGGTGAGCGATGGGGTAATCGGTAAGCTGCTGTACGCTGCGACCGCGCTAGCCGCCCTGGGCTACCTGAGCTATCCGGACGCGCAGTCGCAAGACTCGCTTAACGCCTCGCTTGCCCTCATCGCCATACGCCACTTCTGGATGAAAACCTACTGGCGGCGTATGCTGGTATGGTTGCCAACTCGGAGCCGTGCGCATGTCTCGCCTGCAAAACCTCAATCCCGCCGTCGGTAAGTTCCTCGACCTGATCGCCTTTTCAGAGGGCACCTCGACTGTCAAAGGAAGCGATGACGGATACAACGTTATCTACGGCGGCGGCTTGTTTCCGGGCTATGCCGACCACCCGCGCAAGATGCTGACATTCCGCATCAACGGAAAGCCGATCACCAGCACGGCAGCCGGCCGGTACCAGTTGCTTGCGCGCTACTGGGATGCCTACCGTGTGAGCCTCAAGCTGCAGGGCGGGTTTACCCCTGAGAACCAAGACCGCGTCGCCATTCAGCAAATCCGCGAACGGCGAGCCCTGGACGATATCAAGGCCGGGCGCACTGCCGAAGCGATCGCCAAGTGCTCGAACATCTGGGCCAGCCTCCCCGGGAACAACTACGGCCAGAACCCCCACAAGCTTGAGAATCTGCTGAAGTGGTGGGCCGACAATGCTTGATCGGTGGCTGCCCGGATTAGCCGTCGCAGCGCTGCTGGCGGCGGGTGGGTGGTGGCTGCACCATAGCGGCGTTGCTTCCGGCCGAGCCGAGGTGACGGCAAACTGGCAGCGCGCGCAACTTGCCTACGATCAGGCGGTGCGTCAGCGCGAAGACGGCTATTCCGCCGCCCGGAACGCCGCAGCGGCCCAACGTGAAGAGGAATTGAAAGATGCGAGCGCTACTATTGCTAGGGTGCATGCTGATCGTGAGCGGCTGCGCACAGCGCTGCGAGACGCCATCGGCCGAATACCTGCCGAGAACGGGAGAACCGCCGGCGGGGCCGGAAGTACCGGCGCTGTGCTCGCCAACGTGTGCAGCAGGGCTGGAGAAGTTGCAGCAGAACTGGCTGCGTATGCTGACCGAGAACGAATAGCGCGCCAGGAATGCCAGCGCGCTTGGCCTCGTTAAGAGACGAGCTTGACGACTTGCGGGATCACCCAATAGCCGATTAAGAAACATGCTGTGTAGCGTGCAGCTTTCATGTCAGTCCTTCCTATAACGTTTGCCGCGCCACCCACCTGCCGCACGGATGGGCCAACCCTTTGCCCACCACGGCAGGTCTTCCATGATCGCCTCGAACTCTTCGACTGAGCCGAAGCCCTCCGGCACCTCGCCGGCCAGTTCGTCGTGTACGCGCAGTACGATCGGGTAGCTTCGAGCTTCACAGTTCACGACGGCGTTCGCCATGATATCCCTGGCCACGGCCTGCGTTGCGTTTTCAGCCAGCCGCCCGCCGTAGGTCGGCATGCGCACCCAGCCCAGCGGCCCCATCTTTAGGTTGCTGTTATGCGTCATGAACGTCAGTTCGTAGACCGCCGCCCAGCCTTCGCGTTTAGAACCGTGCGTTAGACGCGGCTCGCGATACGAGATTCGGCGGCCACTAGGCAGGATCATGTACAACACGTCGGCCACGGGGTCGACTTCGAACGAGATCAGTCGGTAAGTGAAGCGCTGCCCCGGGTTGAGCACCGCCTGCACAGCCATGCCCTCAAGGCCATAGAACTCGGTCGAAGTCGGGGCCCAGGGGGTGCCTCGGAACTGCCCGCCCCAAAGCTCGACGATCATCGGGGAAGCCGCCCGCCACTTCTGGACAATCTCGCGCGCTTCGTCTTCAGTGCCGTCAAATCCAAATGCGAACAGTGCGCCGATCCAGCCACCAAAACCCAGGCCCAATTCTGCGGGCTTGCCAATCTTCTGGCGATCCGGGTGTTTCCGGCCGTGCTCTTTCGCCCATGCGATATAGTGTTCGTAGGTCAGCCCGGACACGCCTGCAGCGCCGTGCAGGTAAATATCCTCACGCCGTGCGAACGCATCGATCCGCCACTGCTCGCCAGCCAGTTCGGCGATCACAACCGCCTCGATCGACGAATAGTCCGAACAGATCAAGTCGTGCCCCGGTGCCGCGACGATCAGGGATCGGACGACGCCGGACACGGTAAGCAACGCATCACCGAACACGTACTGCACAGCCGCGGCGCTGCGGGTGGCGATGGCGGCCAGGGCGTCGGCCACGGCCTCAAACTTCCAGTCCTCAAGCGCAGTCGAGAACGCCGACGACGCGCCGCACCACGGGCAGTTATCGCCATGGCCGCCGTACCACCGCTGGCAACCCATGTCACCGCACTGGCGGACCTTTGGCCCCGCCTTGGGCAAGTTACCCGGCTGCACGTCAGCGTGTGTGTCGCGGCCAGTGCGGGCACCGTGGTAGATGAACAGGTCGTGCAGGCGGCCGGCATCCGAACAGAACGAGCGCATGGCAAAGACTTTCTTCACACTGGCCGACCCGGCCAACTGGCGGATTTCCAGCACGCGGCGCACGACCGGCGGCAGGTCGGTACGCTTGAGGGCCGTTTCCAGTGACTCAGCGTCAAGCGATTCCATACGCACGCCCATGGCGGTGCACCAGCCGGCTAGGGCCTGCACCTTGCTCGGGCCAATACCACCGGTCAGGCGCTCGCACTCGGCGCCGAACTGGGCAAGGGTCTGGTTCACAATCTCGCAGGCCGCTTCGACGTGCGGTAGATCGACGCCCAGGCCACGGAAGTTAACCGCTTGGTCGGCCTGCCAATAGGCCAGCTCGGACGGGATAAGGTCGGGGAGTTTGCTAGACGCCTCGTGCTCAGTGTCGCGGTCGGTATCGCAGTAGCTCTGCAGGCCCTCGAAGGCCTCGGGATCGTCACTCGGCAAGATGCGGAGACGCGGATCGGCTTTCGTCGGCTTGCGCGGCATGCAGAGCAGCTTGATAAGGTCCGTGCCCCGCTTGTCCTTTTGAATGTTCAGGCGCATCGCTGCGCCGAGCTGCGCCAGCGCGCCAGGGTAACCGGCTGCCCGTGCCTTCGACATGCTGCAGCGCCACTGCTTGGGGCCGACCGGAGGGAAGCCATACTTCGGCTGGCAGCAGAACGTCCAAAGGTTGCGTTCGAACATCGCGTTATGCGCTTCAATCAGACCGCCGCGCGCGATGTGCTCAGCCAGTGGTGCCGGGCATGGCTGGCCGGGCTGCCACCGGCCTTTTAGGCCACTGGGCAGGCTGTAAGAGAAAGTCAGGACCTCGGTTGAAGGATGCTCCGCGTATTTCCGCGAGCCGACCGCACCCAGGCCCTTGGCGTTCGAGCCCTCTGGCCCGAGCCAGGTGCGCTTACCTTCGTCCCAGCGATAACCAGCCTCGCTGTAGGACTCAAAGTCCAACGTGGCGCACAAGGCATACTGGGGCAGTGGCGGTACGCCGGTGGGCAGTGGCGGTACGCCGGTGGGCAGTGGCGGGATAGTCACAGTGCGACCTGCTGCGCAAACCATGCGCGGTTCTCGGCGCGGAACTTCTCGAACTCTTCGCGCGTGACCTTCTCGTAACCGTCGATCTCGCGTTCGTAGGAAATGCGCGCCATGCGGGTTTCGCGGTTGATGAAATAACGTGGACCCATTGTTTTACCCTCCCCGGATAGTAAAAGGGCCGCCCGAAGGCGACCCGATGTTGTTATTGCTGACGGGCGCGCAGTTCCGCTTCGGTGATCACCTCGGTGCCCTTGTACCAGTACTGCGGGTTCTGAGGGTGCTGGGTCCAGCCGGCGGGCGGCCATACCGGAGCGACTGGCGCGGCCGGTACTGCGGGCGCCTGCTCAGGCGTCGGGATGTAGCCGCTGTAGGGCTCAGGCTGCTGGCCGGGCACCACTGGCGCTTGCTGAGGTGCGGGAGTGGAGAACGCCGCAGCAGCAGGAGCCTGCCCGCTCGGAATTTGGACAGCGCTAGCACCCTGCGGCACGTACGCGGCGGCCGGTGCCGCACCGAAGCCAGTGGACGCATCGGGGCCAGCGACGGAGGCGCTGACGATGGCATTGCCGATGTGGCACAGCTCGACACTGGACGCACGTACGAATACGCCAGGGCTTTCGTTCGACTTGTTGGCCTCGGAAGTGAAAATGACGCGGACATAGTCCCCGCGCTTGATCACGCCCGGCTCAGTGATCTGGTCCTGCGGCTGGTAGCGGCCTTGGTAGAAACGCTTGGCCAGAAACTGACTGCTGAACTTGAGTACCCAGCAACCGGCGAAACCTTCTTTCGTGGCGTTGTGAATACCCTTGTTGTCGTAGCCGTCGCCGTCGGTCACCTTGAACGAGAAGTTCGGATTCACGCAGGTCGGCGAGTTGTTCGGCCAGAAAGTCGGCCAGCCAGCCTTGCCGCACTTCTCGAGGTAAGCCTTGCAGCGCGCAAAGTCGGGGTTCGGGATCATCTGGCCGGCTTGCGGGTGGCCTGCTGGGGCCTGCACCATCTTGGGGAAAGCCACCGCAAAGTAGTTTTCCGGCGCGGCCTCCTGGCCTTTGTTCGGGCCGGACTTAACCAGTTTCACGTTGCCCTGGGCGTCTTTGTTGGACAGGGTTTCCAGGTCGCCCTGGACGATACGCCCGAGACCAGTGACTTCGTAGTCAACACCTTGTATTTGATTAGTCATGCTTTGAATGCCTTCTGTATGAGGGAGTAGTCTGCAACACCGAGCTTCAGCTTGCCCGGAATGCGCTCAATGTACGGCGCGATTAACGCACCGTCAACACCTTTTTTCTTCAATTTGTCACGGCACTGCGCAGGCGTATCCACGGCCAGGGGCTTGCGGAAATCGACGCCGAGCATGTCGCCAAAACCCGCCACGTTAGCCGGCGGAACCTTCCATTTCTCGGCCCCGTTACTGCGCTGCATTTCGTAACCCGGCACCGCACGGCCGGTCGTGATTTCGTGCTCGGCCTGTTCTGCCAGCGCGGCCACCCGGGCTTGCAGAGTCGCCAGTTGTTGCTCAGCCCACATGAGTTCCGTGGCCAGGTCGTGTCCGCTCAGACCGAGCGGCATTGCCGTGCCGGCGTAGGCTTTCGCCCCGTCACTGGCCCGCTTGAACGTCGCACAGCCGCGGCGCGCCGGGCAGTACTTGCAGTTCTCACCGACTCGGGTGTGTGTCTGATCCATTACGGCTGCCCGAAGGCGATTCCATAATGCCCGAAGCGCGCCGGTAGTCGTCTCCCAAGTACGGATCGGGCCGCCAGCGGTGTAGCAGCGCGGCTGAATGATGTGGA